CCAGATAGTCTACGAATAATTTTAGTAGGATCAACTGAATCAATTTCAGTAAGGTCTCCTGCTACTAACAGGTTTCCAAATGATTCAATAATACCACATCTTACTGTAACAGGATTTCTAGAGTCAATCTGAATGTTTACAGTATCACCAACAGTTAATCCATTAACAACAAGCACTGTTGTGTTAGTTGCAGTATCTGTATAGATATTAAAGCTATTATTAGTGTTAACAGTTGGAGAAGCAGGTAAAGTTCCAGGAACAAAGTTAATTGTATTTGGAGTACCTGTACCTGCAGGATTACCTGCTGAAACAGTCTTGTTATTAGTTCCTGTAACTGTAATAAAGTTAGTTGTAAAGTCTACCTTTTGACCTAGATCAAATATAGAAGTATCACCAGCACTAAACGTATCATTAAATACAGTTTGAACAACGTTATAGCTATCCCAGCCTGGAAGCTCTGCTAATACAATATTGTTAATATCTGTATTACCAGCAGTATCTAGTATGTAGTGAGGTTTTTCAATTCCATTATTAATAATGAAAGCAAAACCACCTGTGAAGAAAGTATGTTGCCAGCCTGACTTCGTGAAAGAAAATCCATCAGTTAGGGTTGATGGAGTAATGTCTCGCTTATTACCAATATGATCTTGAATATAAATCTTTTGACCAACAGTAATACCGTTTCTTACATAGTCAACTACCCAAATATAATAACAACCAAGCGGTGTTACATTAGGATTCTCCCATACTGCAAAATACCTTGTTTGTCCAAAGGTTTCTCCAGGTGTAGTAATATCACTAGTAATATCATTAATTAATAGCTCACCAGTTATCTTTCTAATTGCGCCATCTTTAAATCTTACATTACGAACATCAGTAAAGATATTCGGTGCAAGAGCGACAGGAGGAGTATCTTTGACAACCCCTTGTGATGCTACGTCCACAACAGAAATAATTTCTTCTGCCATTTACTCCTCCGTTAAATAATTATTAAGAGCACTCTTTTTGGCCAGTAAGCGGGTCGATAAAGCAAGCTTCAACCTTTCCTTCTTCTGTAGCCATTTTCTGAGTTTCGCCATGTATCGTCTCTTCTTCTTCCAAGGTTTCTTGATTAAAGATCCCGAACCTTTTACCACTAAGTCTGAACGTTGTGCATCCCTTCGCCCCGCCTTTCCAGGCATCAACATAGACTTGTTTGAACTCATCATACGATACATCGTCTCCCACGTTACACGTTTTAGAACACGCTGAGTCAATGTATTTTTGTGCCATGAGTAGGACTTCGAGGTGATCTTGTACACTAATATCATTAGCAGACTTACCCTCAACTCCTTTGGAGTAAGCATAATCTTCTACACGCTCAACAATTGGACCATTAAAGGTTTGAATAGTTCTGTCATAATAATGACTAAACACTGGCTCAATACCACCACTTACGTTATCTGCACAGAGACTAATAGTTCCTGTAGGTGCAATTGAAGTAAGGTGGCTATTACGAATACCGTTCTTTTCAATAAGATTAATAACGTCTTCACTCAGTGTTTGAATAAATTTACCTGCTAGATGTTTTTCTGCGTTATACAGCGGGAACGTTCCCTTCTCTCCTGCAAGTTCAGCTGAAGTTCTATAGGTTTCGTCTCGAAGCGTCTCGAAGACGGTAGCCATCCAAGTAAGGAAATCAGCTGAACCGTATTCGAATCCAAGCATTTCCCCTGCGTTTGCGAGACCAGTAACTCCCAATCCCATCCGTCGTTTATTTCTTGCTTCATCTTCTTGTTCCTTAAGTGGGTAAATAGTACGATCAATAACGTTATCCATTGCACGAACTACTTCGTGAATATCAGCTTCAAACTGAGGATAATCAAATCCGTTTACTTCATTTACATACTTAGTAAGGTTAAATGAACCAAGTAGACAAGCACCAAACGGTGGTAGTGGTTGTTCACCACAAGGATTAGTTGCTTCAATCTTTTCGCAATAGTAGAGATTGTTCATTTCATTAATACGATCTAAGAACAATACTCCAGGCTCTGCCCAATCCCAAGTAGATTGCATAATCTCATCCCACAGTTCTACAGGATCAATCATGTTATAGACTCGACCTTCAAACTCTAATGGGAATAAACTACCTTCTTCTAGACACACCATAAACTTATCTGTAATACCTACAGAAATATTAAAGCCTGTTAGCTTATCGCTATTTCTTTTAGCACGAATAAAGTCGTAGATGTCAGGATGATCCACCCGAAGAACGCCCATCTGTGCGCCTCTGCGGTGTCCACTACTAGCAATTGTTTGACAGATAGCGTCATAGATACCCATAAAAGAAACAGGACCACTTGACTGTGACTCAAGCGATTTAATAAGATCACCACGAGGTCTAATACGACTAAAGTCATACCCAATACCACCACCACGGCGCATAGTTTCTGCTGCCTGTGTAGCGCGTAGCATAATGCTATCCATCGAGTCATCGATAATACCACTAACAAAACAGTTATAAGCAGTAGTAATCCGAGGACTACCCATTGCATTTTGTACGCGACCCGCTGGAAGGAACCTCATGTTACCAAGGATATCTTCTAGTTTATATTGATGCTCAATGCCATCGCTGAGTGCCTTTGCTATTCGTTTTACTTTTCCATCGAAGGTTTCACCTTCTAGTCGGTACTTCATGCGATCAATTTCTTCTGAAATAGGCATTGATGGGCCTACATACTCTGTGTTTCTCATGTGATATCATCCTATATTTATAGTGAACGTTTTTCCCCTTATAGGGCGTTTTTTACACTACGCATACGGGCGACAAGTCTTTCTGCTCTGTTAGTTACTTGCTGATACCATCTACTATCAACCATCTCTACTGCAGCTCGATGCCAATCACCGACATCTACCGCTGCCTTCATACCTTTGAACTTGCTTAGCCGAGGATACCCCATGTTAAACATCATATTGGCAATAATTAGCTGGACTTCTTCAGGCAATACGCTAAAGTTGGAGTATAGGCGTGAACACTCCGATAACACGGTTTCAACATCTTTAACGAAACACTCATTAACTCTGTCTTCTGAGACAGGTGTGCCAGGTGCTTGTCCATACTCAGGATCGCTATCGAGAATAAGATGACCAATACCGAAAGTAGGGAGGTTAAGGTGATCCAAGTAGATTTCATACTTACATCCTTCATCGATCTTAAGTTCCTCTCTAAGCTGCTCTATATTCATTTAGCTTTTCCCTTAACCTTTTCAAATGTTCTAAGTCCACCAAGACCAAGCATACCCATAAGTACAGTCATAAGTGTTTCCATTTCAAATTCAGGCAAAGTAGGAATTTCTACAGCAAACCAACTAACAAAGAATAGGGTTATAGGTAAACCTACGAAGTGCCAAAATAGTGCAATGCCACATGTCCACCCGATAAAAGGTCTCCAACCCGCTACAAACATATTACGGCTAGCCGCTTCTGCTTTGTTTATTTCTAGTTGTCCTTTAGCTAACTCTTGAGCGTGTCGTTCACCCATAGTAGCTAGCTCATGAGCAATCCTAGCCTTTTCATCTGCATCAGGAATAAACTTATCTAGTAGTCCTGTTACTGGACCAATTAAAGCTTGTATCATATACCAGTGCCTCCTTCTGATAGCCTACATTTAAATGCCTGTGGATTAAAATCAGGCATAGTTAAGATTGAGTCTCTCATTTCTTCTGTTCTTTTAATACAACTACTACGAGTTATATACGGTCCTCTTGTATCTACAAACTCATAACATTCATTAGGGTTTGAGATAAGACACGCTAATACTAGTGCTTCAAACATAATTAACTCTTATGTTCGTGTCCCATCCAAATTCCAAAGACACCTGTCATAACTCCCATAACTACAGATACGAAAGCTGATTGAGCACCAGTTGGATTATCTAATAGCATGAACCACTCAGCACAACGCCAAGACATTATTGTTGATGCAAGCATCATAAGACGTGGAAGTATTTTCCACTTAAGAAAAGTTTCTACTGTCATTTAGAGTACCACCGTAAATAAGAAAATAAATAATCCTATTGTAGCAACAATAACTGTTCCTATTAGCGCTACTTGTTGTATAGTTTCAATCATTTCAGATTGTCTTTGCAACGCTTCTTTACGGGCTTTAGCTGCAGCTTCCTTAGCTTCTTGAATGCGTCTTGCTCGTTCATCCACAATACCTTTCCAGGTACCAGGACCAAACCGCATATCTACCATAGTAGCTATTTCCTGCATTTTTTCTTTAGCAATACGAGCATCTATTACTTCTCTAGCTACGTTATCAACTCCGAATTGATCACTTAGCCCTGAAGCAGATGCTTTCTTGTTTCTAGTTTGTTGTACTTGTTTCTCACCAGCAAAGAGGTTATCAATGTGTCCTGCAATATCACTAATATCATTTGCGGTATTGATCGCGCTCTTAATGCCATCTACGGCACTTTTAACAAGCGCAATTCCTGCTAGTGTTTCTGCTATCATTAGTACACTTTTACACTCCTGGGGTCAACCCGTTTAGGAATACAGTATACCGTAACTCTGTCTTTAGGATCAGTAAACTGACTACTGACATAGTTACCATATCGTTTAGCTAGTTGGGAAGCGAAGTAGTTACACCTATCAATAGAGTAAAAGTACATATCGTTACTGATAAGTGTTCTACTATCGCCAGTTCCCAAGTACGCCATTAATAAAAAGGCGTGTATCATAACTTCATTAGTAATGAAGCCGCTAGTCCAACCATTACTATGGTTGAACCCATTATCATTGCTTCAAGCCTCCACATACGTTTATCTAACATCGATAATTGATTTTCAACGTTAGCATAACGAATAGCGCATTCTTTTTCGTGTGCTTCTAATTCCATAGCAACACGAAGTTCTGGGGTGATTGACTGTTCTAGGTTCATCAGCCAGCCTCTAATACTGCAATACGCGCTTCTAATTCTTGAACAGTTTTTACTAACAATGGTACTAATCTAGAATGATCTATTGATTGATAAGCAGGGTTTCCATCTGAATCCACTGCGTCTTTTTCACCAATTACAGCATCCGGCACAACTTCTTGAACCTCATGCGCTAAAAACCCACTGATGGTTTCATTAGGTTGAGTGTTAAAATTAAACCTAACAGGGTTAAGTTGTTTTAGCTTTGCAGTACCTTCCCAATTTGATGTGATATTATTTTTTAAACGGTAATCTGATGATGTAGCGTAAGCAGTGTACGAATCTCCATTTGTATAAATTCTTCCACACTGACCAGCACTAGCTATAAATGATATGAAATTGCCAGAGTTATTATATGTTCTTCTCACAACCATAGTTGTGCCAGTGCTTGAAATAAAGTCAGCGGCTGTACCACCACTATTAGTAGTTGTCACAAAACTTGAACTTAGGTTTGATGGCCCTGCAACATTTGTTAGTCCAGAACCATCCCCTGTCACCGCCGTTGCAGCCAGTGTCCCTGTTACAGATACGCCAGTTGCGCTGGTGGCGAGTTTTAGAGCGTTGTTATGAAATAGGTTGACTGCACCACCGGTAATGAACTGCGCTTTGTTCTGAGTAACAGCAGCATCGGTCAATGCTATAGTGCTATCTGCGCCAATATAAAGCGACCCAGTTGCACTTTCTGTTAAGTAACTGTCAGCCCCATCGTGGTAAATCTGCAAGTCAGACCCAGCACCAAAGATGGCTTTGTCGTTGTCGCCTAAATTTAAATTACCGCCTAGCGTTAAGTTTCCAG